GTTTATGACCATACTGCCGTATGCTGTCGATGAGCGCGGCGAAAGGTTACGAAATAATCCTCAATTAATAACCGCTCTTTATAACCCGAATAAAGAAATGTCTGGTATTGACTTCTTTGAAGCATTGATGGTTATGTCACTCGTGCATCCTACGGTTTATATTCTTTGCTGGCACAATGAACGTGGAGTAGCTACCCCAGGAGGGGCGATTACAAATGATAATATTGCTGGTTTTACATTCTTGGAAAGACCATCGGTTGTCGTTGAAGATGGAGTGACTATTTATCGCCAAGGAACTCAAACCTGGACGGAAAACGAAGTAATTTCTATCAGTTTAAATATTAATCCATACTCATTAATATCTGGTTATTCGCCCTCGCTTGCGGCAAAAAAATGGGCGACTATCGATGACTATATTGCAGATTTTCAATCTGGGTTTTTCAAAAACGGGGCAATCCCTGCGGGCGAATTTGTCATTACGGCCAAAGATGTCGCTTCTTATAATGCCACTGTTGATATGCTCCAAGAAAAGCATCGCGGAGCTGGACAGAATAACAATGTCGTTTATGTCCATCGCCCAACTTCTGCCATTGATGGTAAGCCAATGAACGCACAAATTGAATGGATACCTTTCTCGCAAGCCAATAAAGATATGACACTTCAAGCTTTGTTTGATCAGGCGAATAAAAAGATCGATATGGACTTTGGTGTACCACAGGAGATCAAGGGGTATTTGCAGAATTCAAATTATGCATCCGTAAACGTTGCTGAGCGTATTTTTGATAAATATGTGACTTATCCAAAGGCGCTTAAAATCTGGTCAAAGTTTACGCACGAAATGAATCGTATTACTGGTGGGCTTGGCTTTGCGATTTCTTTCGATTTCGATATTACTACACTGGCCGATGAAGAAAAAGTCAAAGCTGAAACTACGCAGGTTCAGTTCAATACTTTAAATTCAGCTCTCGAAGCAGGTTTTACACTTGAATCGGCGGTAAAATCGCTTGATTTGCCAGAATCATTTGCGAAGCTGAGCGAACGAGTTGTACAAGAAACTGACACCAATGTCGATATTAAAAACGAGAACAAGAAACCGGCTTCGCAGCTAGAAACCTCCACTAAACTTACGAAGCCGGCCAAGAAGAAGATTGTCGAAATCGAAGAGGATGAGTTTGACAAGGAACTTCGAGATGAAATTGAAGAATACATGGAGTCGCAAATTGATGCCGAGATTGAGCAGAAACGATTTGATGAAGAGTTACGATCGAAGAAGTTTGCGAAGGATTTATTCGCAATTATCTCCTTAATTATACTAGATGTTGGTGTTAAACAATACGAAGAGTCGCGAGAAGAAGTTACAAAAGCCGGTGGCGATATCGAGAAAATGACCGAATATAAACTTTCCGATGAGCTAAAAACTCGCTATCAAAAATATTTAGAAAAAGTTTCGCTTTCTTATACTGCCGATACGGCCGATTCGATAAAACGCGTGCTAGATCAAGCCGTAGTTGAAGGATGGTCGACAAATGATCTCAAAATGAAACTTCGCGAAATTATGAATAATGATAAGTGGCGCGTCGAGAGATTACTTAGAAGCGAAAAACATCGAGCAGAAGGAATGGCAGGGTTAGATGCTATGGAGCAACTAGCCAAAGAAACTGGGCTAAAAATTTACAAAACTTGGCATTTAAACCCACTCACGCCTAATCCTTGCGATAAATGCCAGGAACTGGACGGGAAGCGAATAGAAATGCACGAGTCTTTTGGCGATACGGATGAGGACTTTGCGACAATGGAAGCCGCCGATGGACATCCAAATTGTAATTGTTATCTTACTTTTGATTTTGAAAAGCCAACCGAATCAAAAATCGTGAAAGTCACTTGTCCGAAATGCGGTCGTTACATGTTTGAAAGCAAAGGTGGGAATGCTAATAATGTGATTTGCGCAAATTCTCGCTGTAAAAGGCATTTTAATTTTGAAATTAGAGATGGAAAAGTAGCTGCAACGGAGGTCAAGAATGGCTGAAGGTTATAGCGGCGAAACGCAATGCTCCACATACATCTACCAGCGGCTCCATTATGTAACAAGCGCCGATTCGACTGGGCATAATGTTTACGTTGAGCTTCAGATGCGAAGGACTAATTCTTACGGTGGGGCGACACTTGCTTATCCTAGCCAATCGTACATTAATATTAACGGCGATTCTTATACTTGGAACTGGAATGCGAATTCATATCCACAAATTCCGGCATACAACACGAATTGGCTAACATTCGCCTCGCGTACTGTCCATGTCAATCATGGTGGAGCAGTTACAATTGGAATTTCTGGCGGAAACAACAATATGGGTGTTTATCTTTCCGGTTCCACTTCGGCAAATATTACGCTCGAATCAATTTATTCATCACCGGCCACGCCTTCAATTTCTGGCTCAGTTATTGATGCATTTTCAAACCGTATTACTTTCGGTACGAGTTCGTTTGGTAATCCTTCAAGCGGTACAGTCTATCTTTATCGTGGCACGACAAATACACCAACAACTCAGATTGCGAGTAAAACCTCTACCGGTTCTTCTGCGATTACGGATAGTGGATTACTCCCAAATACTACTTATTATTATCGTGCGAGAGCTTACAATGGACAAATTTGGTCTGGCTATAGCTCGGTTATTTCCGTAAAAACAAAGCCAGGAAATTATGTAAGCGTAAATGGAAAATCAAGACCAGTTAATAAATATTACGCTCCACTTAGTCTGAAATCGCGCCAGGTTTTGAAGATTTATGACAGTGTCAACGGTAAATCTAGGAGGATTTTCTGATGAATGCGGATGTACTCCTTAAGATTCTAGGCGGAATTGCTACAGCTGCAACTTCTATTATTGCGCTGGTTAATTTAATTGTTACTGCCAAAGGTACTGCTATTGAGAATAAATTGAAGCCCATTCGAGCCGATATAAATTCACTCAAGCTTGATGAGACTAGGATCCAACTCTTACTTTTGATGCACGACGATCCAGATAACTCTGATGCCATTCTGCGAGTGGCGCAACATTATTTTGTCGACTTGGGTGGCGATTGGTACATGTCAACCGAGTTTGAAAAATGGGCAAAAGCTCACAGAGTAAACATTAACTGGCTGGATAATAGCCGAAAGGAGAAAAATCTATGACAATAACACCGCGGCAGATGATCTGTCCGCAAAGCAACTGGGGAAATAAATGCCCTTACGCCATGACCGCCGAGGCAATCACGGTTCACAATACCGCAAACGATGCCTCTGCTAATAATGAGATTGCTTATATGAATCGAAACACGAACGAGGTGTCATTTCATTTTGCGATTGACGATGTGGAAGTCGTGCAAGGATTGCCGCTAAATCGAAACGGTTGGCACGCTGGAGATGGCGGAAATGGCTACGGTAACAGAAAAACCATCGGTATCGAAATCTGCTATTCAAAGTCCGGTGGTGATAGGTTTATTGCTGCGGAAAAGTTGGCCGCGAAGTTTATCGCGCAATTACTCTACGAACGTGGATGGGGTGTTGATCGAGTCGGGACTCATCAAATGCGTTCTGGGAAATACTGTCCGCACCGTACGCTTGATATGGGTTGGCAAAGGTATGTCGATATGATTCAAGCGGAACTTAATGCGCTGAAAACTCCGCCAACACCGCCGAAACCCAAAATCAACTGGAAAGACGTAACGCCGACTACGAGAGAAATAAATGGAACGACGGATTTATTGGACTTATCTACTGGCAAAATCGTGAAGCAACTAAGTGGTGGTTTTGATTATGTCCAGGAGACTACTTATAATGGCGAAGTTTATGTGCGTACTCAGTATTCTAAAGATCATGGTACTGACTATGGAGTGAGACTATCGTGTTTCAAGCCGATAGAAACGCCAAAGCCAGAAGAGCCTAAGCCAGTACCAGAGCCTACGCCGGAACCGAAGCCGGTTTCTGAACCGGAACCTGCAAAACCCGATGATGATTTTGTTGAGACTCCCATTGAGGAGCCTAGCGAACCTGATGATGGCGAGTCGGAGCCGGCTCCCGAAGATTATGATCATCCAACGGTTATATCTGTCGTTTGGGCGGCGATAAAACAATTTATTAAAGATTTATTTACAAGGAGAAATAAGTAATGAAAACTTTTATTAAAGATATGATAGAGCGCGCAATTAAAACTTTCGCGCAAACAATGCTTGGCTACACTTCGGTTACTGGCGTGGCCTTTGGCGACGTTGACTGGGTATTGGCGCTTTCGGTGAGCGGCGTGGCGGCACTTACTTCTATTCTAACTTCCGTCGCATCTTATAATGTTGGCGATGAAGGCACCGCTTCTCTAGTAAAATAGACTGGACTTTATTTGCTAACAGAGGTAACATACTACATAATTAAAAATAAGGATTAATATGGTCGATGAAAAAGCTCAAAAACTAGAAGATGCTAGGCGCGTAATTCGTCAAGCAATTGATGAAAAGCGATCCAAATATGAGGAAGTGGCCAACGATGACGAAGCCGGCGTGGTTTTACTTGAAGGCATAACTTCTACTGGGCATTATT